ATACTTCTTTTTTTAACGGATACGAGATTTTCGTGGTAAACAATACCAATAAGATAAGGTTCGCTTCCTACCACACCAATGATTCAATCGACTCCACAACCGCAGTTACAGCTAATACATGGTTTCATGTTGCAGCTACGCACGAAGCGGGAAGTGATAAAATTTATGTAAATGGTTCGCTTGAGGCTAGTGGGTCTGCTGCTAGCTTTAGTGTAAGTAATGCAGCTAATTTAAGAATAGGCAGTAGTTCAATTTTCAGCAATGCTCATCAAGGATTGATCGATGAAGTAGCGTTCTTTAACTCTGCTTTATCCGCATCTAATATAACTTCCATTTACAACTCAGGAGTACCAGCAGACATATCCTCACTAAGTCCCGTAGGTTGGTGGAGAATGGGAGAAAATAATGGGGCAAGTGGCACAACTATCACAGACCAAGGTAGTGGGGGTAATGACGGCACGCTCACTAACGGGCCAACCTTTTCAACTTCAGTACCATCTTAATAAATTATGAGTAGAAAATATGTAATAATAAATGCGGACGAAGTTAGCTCCGTGGATTTTAGCCAAGTGGATGAGACAAGTGCAGACACAGTCCGTTACTCAGTCGATAATTCACAGACTTTTGTTAAGTTTAATTCCGACACAACACCCTCATTCTTGGAAGGCAAAACGCAATACACACATTCTGAAATACTGACCATTTTAGCAACAGACGAGTGGACTGACCCTAATCCTCCTGGCGAATGATCTACACCGCCATAGTCCTTTTGCTTGTCTGCCTAACAGGATGCAGTCTGCGATCCACCTACCCAACACTTGGTGCAATTGCAGGTGGTGGAGTAGGGTCACTAGGTGGCCCAGGTATAGCAGCACTTGGCGCTGGCATTGGTGCAGTTAGTGGTGAAGCACTCAAAAACAAGGATGCCCTTATCGAAGCAGAAGAAACCATAAAATCGCTATCGCACGGAGATGTGAGTGCCTTGGTTGCGCAAGGCATGGCAGAACACAAGACAGGCTTTGAGAAGTTTACCAGCACGATAAAAAATATTTTAATCGGAGCAGCAGTATTACTTGGTGGCTACCTTGTTATACCTATCTTTGTAGCCAAACGAACAGCGCGTCAATGCTCTCAAACCGAGGCAATTAAACACGCCACTCGCGCACCATTTCCTGTTAAACCTCCTTCCCGTAACCCATGAAGAATTTAGAAATATTAAAAGATAAATTTTTATCACTTTCCAAAAAAGGTAAAATGCTCACTGTATTTGTAGGACTTGTTGTTGGCATAATCATATTAGATTGGTTGTTCTAATGATAGATCGTACTGCAATTCTTGGCATGAGTGGTACAATTGCCACTTTTGGTCTCGCACACTTGGATGATTTATTTGGATGCATTGCAGGTATCATAACAATCGTGTACATGGGTAGAAAACTCTACCAAGAAATAAAGAACAAGTGAATGGCACGTTATCGTACATCGGGTAGATTGGATGACCAAGTTCTTCAAGACGGGGATCGTGGATTTCGTGGTATTGATAGTTACCAAGAAGCAACAAGTTTAGAACCGGGCTTCGTACAAACGAGCGAGAATATGCGCTTGATTGGTGACCTTGCCGAGGTACGCAAGGGTATAGATTTCTTAGCAGGAAACTTGACCCTTACTTACAATGGTTCAGACGAGCGTGTGTTTGCCAGCACTTTGTTCTCTGACCCTGCCACAGGCACAGAGTTTGTAGTGGTTGCAACCAAGACAAAAGCAATCATCTGGAATGATGCAAACAACTCTGGTATCGACATTGATTATCCTGGTGGTGAGGTAGTCGCAGAAGCAGACGGGGCAAGCTTTGTCCAAACACAGACTTTGGTGTATTCTTCCGCAATCGTTTAATCATCCCACAACCCACAGATAGTAACTATACAATCTTGATGTCCGATTTGTTAGACACAGATAATTACTACGCTGCTGATTCACAATTTAGAATAAATAAAGGAAGTGCAGATAAACTTGTAGGATTTTTTCCATACCAAGAAGATCAGTTAATCGTGTTTATGCGCAACAGCATCCACATGATTAATAACATTGCCACTACCTCCGCAGCTAATACTTACGAGATAACAAGACAGCATGGATGTGTGGCACGTAAGTCAATTGCGCAGTCTGGGCCACAAACATTCTTCCTATCTGACAACGGGGTCATCGTCTTGTCACCAGGGCAAGATCCAGCAAAAGGAATCGGGGTTGCAATTTCAAAAGTAAGTGGCGAAACCATACCCATGACCAGACCCATACAGGATCAATTCGATGAGGTTAACTTTGCAGCAGCAGATAAATCATGCGGGATCGTGTATGACAATGCTTACTATCTTGCAGTCCCAACAGGTAGTTCGACAGTACCAAATAAAATTTTTATCTTCTCACTACTTACATCGACATGGACTAGCGTTGACGATTATCCGGCAATGTCAGGCAGTCTAGCATTTCATGTAGATGATTGGGTAGTATGCTCCCACGGATCTGCACCAACAAGGCGAAGATTATTCGCATGTAATGACACCGGGTTTTACCTCATGGAAGAAAATTCCATAGATGATTCTGGTCGCAAGATAGGAAGTACATCCGAGTCAGGCACAACTGCAATTGCAGGTAAACTTGTATCACGCTCATTCACATTTGGAGATGTTGGCGTGAAGAGTTGGAGACGTGGACAGGTAGCTGCAAAGACAGTCAATAACGATGCATTTAATATCAAGGTCAACACACTAGACCCAGACGCAAGCAACACAGTATTAAGCCACACCGCAGATGGCACAGAAGAAGCACTCTTCCGCTTTGGTACGGGTCGTACCCGTGGGTATGGCGCGGAAATTGAAATCAATGTCACCGCAGGCAGACCGAGCTTCAGACATCTTGCATTAGAAGCAATTGGGGTAGGGGCAGCAGCAAGAAGGGAAGTTGCATAATGGCAATCACCGCAACAGTTACGCCAGGCTTTACATATGAAACAGGTGTGGATATTACCTCTACCAATTTAAACCAACTTGGTAAACCAACTGTTACTATCAATGAATTAAGTGGTACAATAGTTACACTTAAATCATATGCCGCTGAAGGTGTGCCATCCGCATCTCCAGCCGGACAAATGATATACGTAACAGATGGAAACGCAGGTGCAGCCACAGTCGCAGTATCCGATGGATCAAATTGGAAGGTAGTCGCATTGGGAGCGACAATTGGGTAATGAATATTTTGGAACGAGCCAAGAAGTTTTACGACTCAACCAAGGGCGATATGTTTAAAGATTTAAGTGCGTATGCAGCCTATGGTTATGTATTTATTACGCCGCAAACCATGTTGCTTGGAAAAGCAGTACGGACAGACGCAGACGCACATCCAGACGAACAATGGGGTGTAGTCGCACCTAATGCTTGGTATGTAAAAACTGCTATAGGAGATAATGCAATTTCAGACTTTATAAATAGTATTCCATACCCACTTCCATTTGTTGGGTGGATGCGCCACATGAAAAAACAACCAATTAGGTTTTACGATTTTAATAAAATTATTCGGAGGAAATAACAATGGGAAGTAGTCCAGACATTAATTATCCAGCACAACCTTCCTATGGCGAAGGCATGGCAGACGCACTTAAAGCACAAGTTCAATTACTTACAGGCACAGGTGACTTTGCAAGTACAGGTTCACTCGAATCCTTGCTCCCACTCGAAGAATCGATTCGTAAGAAAACTGCACAGACGGACACTGATATTCTCAGGCAGACCTTGCTTGGTGGTGGTACAGGTGAAAAATATGCAGATGATGGTAGAATTATTGTGGGTTATGATGAACCGACAGGTCAAGCAGGTGGCTATAAAATTGATACTGAAATTTACGAATTAGGAGATGGTTCAATAATAACTAAGAATCTTGGTTACAGGGTAAGTGTAATTGATACAGCAACGGGAAAAATTGTTGATCAAAAAAATGAACCACCACTAGCAAAAGGTATCAGTAAGGTCACAGAAGAAAGTGCTAAAGAAGAAGTTGGGAAATTTCTAAACACTTTAAAATATTTTACGCCGCAACAAGTACAAACATATCAAGACGCAGATGTTCCAGATGCACTAACTTTTAATACTAGTGGTGGAGTAAGCGAAGCAACTCCCATCTACAAAAAAGATGCGTCTGGTAATGATGTAGTAGCACCTGCAGGTTCATTTACACCAGGTCAATCTACACAACGTGCAGGTGATGGCATGGTTGACCTGCTTGGTGACAAGCGTAATGTGCAAAACACAGTTGCGAAACCAGATTACGAGCAGTATGTGCGCGATAGTGGTTACATGCCCGAAGTTGCACGTGATAATTTACGAAGAGAGGCACAAGGTTTACAACCAAGGTCGTTAGCAGAATGGGGAGAAGCTCATTACAAAAGAGTTGGTGCGTCTGCTGGTGATGAACTTCCCGTTACCTACGAACAAGCAGACGCAGGCAGACAAGCTGGATTTGATGAGGGTGGTGGATTTCTTGGTTTATCTGCTTTAGCAGAGGATGTACAAGCAGGTAACTTGTCTCGTCAACGAGAGCGTGATTTAGAGGATGTTGCTCGTTTATCTGGTACATACCAGGACATCATGGAAGACTACAAGCCTGGCACTCAAGAAGCACTTGAGTCTGCAAGGTCAGTACTAGAATCACAAAAAGATTCACTTACGGGAGCAGGGGCAATTGGTGGGCCACAAGGTATAACTGACCCACTATCACTAACAAGCAAAGGATTTAACGCAGCACAAAATACCACACCTGTTGACTTAAAGACAGGCACTTCCTTTACAGGTGCAACGGTTGCAGACCCCATGTCGTTAACTGCAAAAACAGGGTACGATGAATTAGCAGATATTACCGGGCAAAAGCTAACTGCTGGCACAACATACAATCCAACTGCAAATGTAACAGGTAGTGGTTACACCGCAGCACAAGCAGCAGACCCATTAGCCTTGAGTGCAGCCACATCCTACGATCCTTCTGCTGGAGTAACAGGAAAAGGGTATAGTGCAGTTGCAGGTCTAGATGGTGGACGTATTGAAGCAGATAGTTTGCGTGCTAGATTAATGAAGGATGCAGAGGCTGGACTTGACCAAGGACTGACAGATCGTGAGGAGCGACAAATTGCAGAAGCTGCTCGTGCAAGATCCACAATGATGGGCAGAACATTCGATCAGTCAGGTGCAATCGCAGAAGCAGAGGCAAGGGTTGCTGAAGACAACGCACGCAAAATGCAAAACCGAGCATTTGCACAATCTGCACTTGGACAAGAAGCAGGGTTACAACAATCTGACTTAGGGCGTGGCTTACAAGCTGCCATGCAAAACCAAGCAGCACAAAACCAAGCACTTCAGTATTCTTCTGGGCAAGATATGCAAGCACAACTTGCCAACCAAGCTGCAACCAACCAGGCATTACAAGCTGGTATGGCAGCAGGTCTGAGCCAAGAAGCATTAGCTGCACAACAAAAACAAGCTCAGTCATTTGCAAATCAACAAGCAAGTAACCGAGCATCCGAGTTTGGTTCTTCTCAAGCACTCAACGCTGCACTTGCAAATCAACAGGCAAGCAACCGAGCAGCAGAATTTGGTGTGCAAGCTGGACTAGGACGAGAACAAGCACAGGCAGGCTTTGCACAGCAAGCTAATCTAGCAAACACAGCAGCAGAACAACAGAGGAGAGAAAGTGGTTTGCAAGCTGGGCTAAATCAAGAGCAGTTGAAAGCAAACATGGCACAGCAAAAAGCAATGGCAGATGCTGGCTTTACCCAACAAGCTCGTGCTGCTGGTCTAGAGGCTGGACTCACGCAAGAACAAGCAGAGGCACAACTTAATCAGCAACGCTTAATGGCAAATCAGCAGTTTAGCCAGGAGGCAAATAAGTATGGTGCGCAAGAGGACATGCAAGTTCAGCTAAACAACTTAGCTAACCAAATTTCAAATTACCAATTTGAGACAGGCGCGCAAATGGATGCAGATCGCTTAAATGAACAACTCAAGCAGTCAGGTATTCTTGGTTACATTCAAGCTGCTGGTGGACTTGCAGCACTAGAAGATCAATCCACTCTTGATCCTTTCCAAGCAGTGCTTGGACGTGGTGGAGGAGGAAGCTTGCAAGCCGGGCAATCGGTATTCGGACAAGCTGGATACGGACTTAATTCTGCACCGCAATATTTGAACCCAGAAAGTGGTTTAGGATTTATACAGAATCAAGCAACTAATGCAGCAAACATGTACAATGCACAAGTTGCAGCAGATGCCACGAGGACTGCTGGTATATTTGGTGGACTTGGTTCACTTGCTGGTGGACTTGGTGGTGGCATGATTGCTAAGTTCTGCTGGGTAGCAAGAGAAGTGTACGGAGCAAACAATCCTGCATGGATGGCCTTCAGGTTCTGGATGCTTAATGAGTCACCATCCTGGTTCTTTAAATTGTATGTGAAATACGGAGAACGCTTTGCACGCTTCATATCTGATAAGCCAAGATTGAAAGCAAGGATACGTATGTGGATGGATACTAAAATAAGGAGATAAATATTATGGCAAAACCATTCTTTTCAGGAAATTACGGATCAGCGCTTGCACGGGTCGATACTCGACCCATTCTTGAAGCAGGTAAAGC